AAACACTTGGGGAGTTGCGAGACCATGCCGAAGACTTAGGCTTCAAAGTCCGATATGGACACACCGATTCAATCATGTGCGAAGTCCCTACTCCCGAAGCCGGTATCGCCGCCTTAGAACATATCAACCGAGAGATGTACCCCATCATCACTGAATTCGAGAAGTGGTCGGAGTCCTTCTTCATCCTCGTAAAGAATCGGTACTGCGGTCTCGTTTCTTGGACTGACGGGGAGTACCACGAAGCCGAGAGGTATGTGAAGGGCATCGAGTTGAAGCAGTCGAGGCTACCGCAAGCCATGAAGAATGCTATGGGCTTAGTGATTGACGGCATCCTCTCCGGCGAATCGCAAGAAACCATCACTAATACTTTGAAGAGAAGTATTAGTGATGTAGTCAAGAAGAATGTGCCAATCGCAGATTTGACCATCAAAGCGAAGTTGAAAGACAATTTGTCCAAATACTCCGTCCTTTCGGAAGCGAGAGCCGGTGCTAAGTGGGCTAACGACTTCTTAGGAAAGGGCTACAAGAAAGACGATTACTTCCTTTGTGCCATCAACGAGGAAGGGAAATACATAGCGTTCGACGAACCTTCCGACATCGAAGGCATCACGGAGATAGGCTACGAGTATATGGCTCGCAAGTTCATTTACGACAAAGTCCTACCATACTACGAAGTCATGGGTTGGGACTATATCCCGCTTGAGAATGCGCTTAGGGGTATTGAGGCCGATTGGCTTTGATTCTCCGTTGGGTTTATATGGAAATGGAAAGGTGGGAAGGATATGAGCAGAAAGCCCACAATCCGAGAATTAGACGAAAAAATCAACCAAACACAAGAAAACATGGGTATCATGGCTGGTCGTATCGACCAATTCCTAAATATGTTCGTGCAAGAATTGGAAAAGCACAACACGCTGATTTCAAAGATGCTTGAGCAACAAGGACTCATGGAAGAATCGGTATGTGCCGAGTGTGCTGGTACTATCCGCATCCCTATGCTCGATGGCTTGGAACCTCTCGAAGAATGCCCGTACTGCAACGCCTCTCTCAATCCCGATACTACACAGACGACCCTGCCACTTGAAGAGGAGTGAGTGGCTTGAATCCGGAGGAAATGACGGCGGAAGAACTGTCGTCAAAGGAGAATAGTAGTTATGACCCGAACGAAGAGGGTAAGTTGCTAAAGGTATCGAAGTCTTCATTCATCGGGTATGATTCATGCCCTCGCAAGTATTGGTGGGAGAAGATTCAACTAAAGGACATGAGGCTTCCTGCGAATGAATTTATGATTCACGGTAGCGAGGTACACACGAACCTCGAAACCATTTACGACAATTGGGACGGACAAAGTACGCTCGGCCCACTTATCCCCGAATCGCAATACAACAAGAGCAACGACAGCCTCGTTTTCCTTGAGCAGTGTCGACTTGAGAAGTGGGGTGTGGAGAACTTCATGCCCGATGAATACGAAGAGTATCGTGCAGTATGGGATGCGGAGAACGAATGCGTTCTTGTTGGTCTTATTGACGGCATTCTCGTTCATCCCGATGGAGGTCTTTGCATTTACGAATTGAAGACCGGAGGTTGGTCTTCCACCAAGATGAGTAAGACTCGCAAGGAACTTTGCTATTACACTCGGATGTTGCAATTGATGGGTGAGACGAGACCGATTACGCACTTCGCTTATATCGCACCCGACGCCACCAACGACAAGTTGATTGCGGAGATGTGCGGGGGTGCTAAGAAGGGTTGGGATGCTGACCGTGTCGCTATTTCAAAAGCAGGTTGGCTTGACTCGCAAAGCAAGCGGGATGTCGCTATCGGTAAGGACGGAGTTGGAATACTCATCGTTGAAAAAATCAACACTCGAAGTGTCACTGCCTTCCAAAAGTCATTGAAGCAGGCAGTCGCAGGAATCAAAGCGCACGATTGGCCTATGAAGTGGAATGATTACTTCTGTCCCGCTTGGTGCGAATTCGCTATGTCTTGCGAAAGTGAGAAGAATGGGATAGAAAACCTATGGGAGGATGATTGGGAATGATTGTTTGTGCAGAGTGTGATGGAGAAATGAAGGTCAGTAAGGCGGGTATGCCTATGATGCTGATAACGGGCGACATAGATACAGGCAACGAGAAGATTGCCAAATGCCTTGTCTGTGGTCATAAAGAGGTTCTTAAGGACTAAGGGGGGTCGTCCGTACATGATTATAGATTTCCCCCGACAGATTGGACTCAAGCGTACTCGTTGCTTCAACCAAGAAGACTTCAAGTCGTATATCGAGCGTTTCAACGGTAAGACTGACATTTATACCTCGCTGTATTCCTTTGACGACCCCTACGACTACGACTCTGTCGTAATTGACAGGGCTTGGTGGGACTTCGACATGAATGAAGAGTACGACATGGAGACTGTCAAAAGAGATGTCGCTTCTCTTATCGCAAGACTTGAAGGAGATGTGCGTCTCGTAGCCACAGGGCGTGGTTTCCATGTCCACCAAATCTTCAAGAGACCTGTTCGTGGTCGTGAGTGGGCGTTCCATCTCGACCGATATGAAAGGGAAATGGCAGACGGGCTTGCGTCTCTCGACGGAGTAGGTTATCCGGAGAAGTTGACACGCGTCTCTCTTACCTTCAATCGCAAGCGTGGTCGTTGGGCTGTCAACATGGATGCCCGCATATTCAGTGTCAACCCGACCATGCAAGTACCCGTTGCACCGACACCTTCTATGTCGGCTATCGACCCCTTTATTGGGGTAGTCGATAGAGCGGAGTGCTTCGATTTGGTGATGTGGTCAGCCCACAATCCCCACCGAGAAGCAGAAAGCAGTTATGAGACCGTGATGGTCGGTGAGCATGAGGGTGAGGTGAACCTACCCACCTGCCTCAACCGAGCCATCCGTGTGAGTAACCCTCCTCATCATGTCCGAGTAGCACTTGTGCAAGAAATGGCTCGACAGTTGAGGTGGTACGCTAACCCCGATGAATTGCCGCATGAGGAAAAGATGGGGATTGCTACTACTATTTCGCAGTATATTGCCGGTCTTCAGTGGTCCGATTATCACGAAGCCACTACTAACAAGTATGTTCGGGGAATGATGGATTACAAAAACGCACCTTCACCTGCATGGTATCGCAAGCATAACCTGTGTACGGGACAGGGGTGTTGGTACTGCGAATAGATGAAGAGGTTACAGACATGGTCCGTAGGGCCGAGAGAGTCGGGCTTGCTTGGGAAAGAAGCCTCCGAGAGTGCGATAAAGGCGACAAAAAGCAAATAGCACTACATATTAGGAATATAAACGCCCTTCGTGGAGTAGTCAAAGGACTGCATTGGGTTTTAGGTAGTGAAGACAACCCTCTATCTTAAATACATCTTGCGATATGGAAGCAACATGATATACGCAGACGACAGGGAGAATGAGAAATTACTCCACAAATTATTCATGGCCGCAGGAAATCGCAAGACAGACCCGAAAGGGGATGTGATGGTCAAGAGATTACCACACGGAGACTATCAAATCGGTGAATGGTTGATTGAGGCTAAGGAAATCAACGACCTTTATCGCACCATTCTTGGGATAGGGCGTAACGGTAGGACAATCAATCATCAGTTATCGGAGTTATGCGAAGTCTCCGATACGCCCTTCCTTGCTATTTACGGTACTCAACTCAAACCTTATTTCAAGGGAAGAAAAGCAAAGGCGGCTGAAATGTCGAGGGAGATTGCGAGAATGCACCGAGTTATCAAGTCCTTCAAAATGACAGTCTACTCTCACTTCCCTAACATCCGTGTTATTGAGTTCGCAACGATGGACGACTTCGTGGAATGGCTTTCAGTAGCACATTTGAAGAAGCAAATCGGAAAGTCGCTGACAGTGCCTCGCAGAACTAAGACCTTGCCTACTGACCCAAGGATGCTCGCTCTCATGGGCGTACAGGGGATTACAGAAGAAATCGCAGAAGCCCTGCTGAAACAATACGGCAGTATTCCTAACCTACTCAAGACAAAGGTACGAATCAAAGACTTGATGAAAATTCGTGGAATTGGTCGAGTTACCGCCCGACGCATCAAGGAACTGCGTAAGGAACTTTGATAAAGCAAAAAGAGTATGAGTTAATTGTCGGAGGGGGGAAAATCCTCCTCTCTTCTCTTCGGGCCTCCTGCCCCCTTCCGACACCACTTATTCAATACGGCGTGAAGGCACTACTTTGTCCGGCGTTCGGGATGTTGTACCTACGCAATTTAACCTCTAAATTGTGGATTGTCACTGTTTGATAGCCTGCCGAATCGTTACCTTGTGCTGGTCTACGCTCTATGGTCAATCTAAGGGTGTTATTAGCCACTTCTGCACCACTTAGGTATGTGGGTGGCAGTAGAGTAATGTTGGACCTTGTAGACCCTGCTATGATACCTTTTACGGCGGAGACACTTGAGCCTGTCTCCACACAAGTCAATGTGGTACTCAACTCGGCATTGCCTCCTCCGGTGATACTCTCCAAGGTGATACTACCTACTACACTCACAATGCCTGTGCTTGTGTCATTAGGGACACGGATGTTGAGTTGCTGGCTATGCGTTTCCCCTTGCTGTCCTACTTCGGGGTCGTTGATTCCTGCGAGAGAGAATCCGTCGCTTGTTGCGATAGCCGCACCTTCGGAAGTTGTTGTGGAACCTTCGACTCCGTCGATAGCCCTATCGAAGGAAGACGATACGCCCGTATTAGCAGAACCGAGGACACCCCAAGTGCTACCCGAAGAACCTGTGTCGCTTCGGAAGTTAGCCTTACCTCGCACTGCACGAATCATGCTGTTCGACAAATGATTCATACCCATTCCTCCTGCGGATATAGCCTCCGAGGTAGGGTCTCCATTCGCAGAACTTGTTTGATTCCAAGCAGGGGCCACATCTCCACCCATTCCTCCGCCTCCGAGTGGACCCAATGGCGGTCGGGGTCTTGCTGGCGGAGGTAGTTCGCGAGGTGGGGATTGTGGGCGTACAGGTCTTGCGAGTACGCTAACGAGGTCGTAAGCATAGTGAGTCTCCGATTTCTCAAGATTGAGAGTGACTGTCTCTTCGTTTCTTGCACTTTGCGACCACTTGACTCCCTTAATGACGAGTTCCTCACCATCCATGTCGATATGAGTATCTGTGTAGGTGACTGCCGTAGCAGGGACATAAGCGACATCTCGGACGATATGCAGGCGAGGAGCGTAGTAGGCCGTTCTCTCGTCTGCCGCCGCACCCATGCTGATATATCGCCTCATACCGAGTGGGAAGATAGAACTACCTTCGATGTTGTGCGAAGCGGTTTGATTGAACAGGGTGATTCCATACGGGGTACGAAGGCTTTCATTTCCTACGGTATCTCCACACCTAAGACGAACGACTTCTCGCAAATAATCGAAGTTCACAGAAAAGGTGATAGTTGGTTGGTCGCTATCATAAGAAGAAGGTACTTGGATTTCAAAGAATCCATTTCCTGCAATTGCTACTTCTGTCCTTCCTTCTAAAGAATCTACATCGAGAGTAGGTGGGTTAAGTGAAATAACAGTAGTGTCGAAGTCGAAATCGCAAAGATGCAATTTGAATGTAGCATCTGTCGAGTTATTGCCGGAGGCCGCTTCAATCATCATTCGCAACTCGTTTCCTGTCGTACTGCTAACGAAGTTAGTCCCTGCTTCTACTGCGACTACTTGCACTGCATTAGCAATACTGTTCGCCCCATAGAATCGGTAATAGTCATTAGTGGATTTGACAGAAGAATACTCGAAATTAACATCACTTCCATTTGAATCGGGGAAAGTAGTCCCATCAAAGTAAATGCTTAGGGTATAAACGGAACCACTGATGGTGACAGGCAATTGATACCAGCCTGCCGTAGTTAATTGGACAATCGTACCTGTGTTTCCATCTAAAGTTAGGTTTATTTTTTGAAGTGTATTCCATGCTATTCTCGCCGTCACAGTAGTAGGGTCGACAGTTGAACCTCCACTTGTCAGTTGTATGATAGACGGACGAATCCCATACTTGGAAGGAATGTTTTCATCCGTTAGTTGGGCGTACATCACGCCATAACTTGTTCTTTTGCCTGTGGTCGCCCCACTATCGAGAGCGTTTTGCATACCGCAGAAAGGATGCCCTCCTACTGTATTACTCCACCAAGAAAGACTTTGTGAATCGTTGTAGTAGTTCTTGCGAAAGGTATCTGCTACATATCCAAATCTGCCCTGTCCCAACATGATGTTGTCGTTACTACTCTTTGCTATCTGTGCTGAAATGCTGACACGCGGAGTCGACTCTCGGAAATACTCCTGTTTAGCAATAGCAAGAGCCTCTTGACGATTGAACAAATCGGGATGGTTGAGAACTCTCCAACGCAAATCGACTGATGTAGTAGGCTCCGGATAATCCACAAAGGAAGCATTTCCGTTGTAAAACACACGGACATTAGTGACTTTAGAGCCTGTCTGCGTATTTAGTGCTGATAACCTAAGATTGTTTCTTGTGAAGATATGCTTTGAGTCGTAGGTATCACGGAACTCCATGCGATTGTCACGACCCATAAGCCAAGAAAGGGATTTGATTCCTCCGGATAATCCATTTCCGTCCTTACTTTGCATCATCCCTACAATACTCATCATAGTCTGTCCTCTTGCGTCGAGTACGCTACCGTAACTATCACTATTATTTTCGCTTTGTATTGGCACATTGTTAAAGTCACTAATACAAGGCAGTGTTGCGTTTGTAGCCCAAGTATCTGCAAGGTTTAGATTTTGCATAATACGAATTTTATCGTTAGCAAAGAATGAATTTTGGGATGGGCTTTCGATAGTACCTTGTAGGTTCAATATCAATCGCATTCCGTATAGTGCGGCTGTCGTATTGTAGACCCGTACCTTATCGAAGTCCGTATCTAATGCTTGTAATTCTGTCTTGAACTCTTTACTTCCGATATTGACTTGTGAACCCGAAGAGTAGAGCGAGGCATCTGCTACCAACTGCTCTTTTGCGTTTTTAGGTCCAGTCACTACATCGTATGAAGTAATATATACATCATCCAAGTAGTCGTAAGTTACTCCGTTATAAGCGACACTGCCTTTTGCGCCCCAATAAAAGTAGTAGGCTATTTTTTCACTGTCTCTGTTTGAACCGCCTTCTGCGATAATTGTGCCGTAGCCGGAAGTATCGAATTGAGTGTTGTCGTCGATGTAAATTTTATCGTTTCCAATGAATATATCTGCTCCTTTTAGAGCCACGCCATCATTGATAAAGAACAACGAATTTTTGTGTCTTGGGAATATAGTGGCATCGTGACTGTTTTTGTACGAAGCAGTGGCGTCTTTCCAATAACTGTCGATAAGATAGGGGAACCCGAAAGTAGGGGTTTCAAAGTCTCCGAAGTCTGCGATTCCACCGGAAGTGTAACCGCTTCTTCCACCGCAAGCCATCGTGTTTAAGTTCCAAAATCTCGAAACATCGACTAAAACGACTGCCCCTGCTTTTTCATCCCAATTTTGCAAATGGGTAGCATAAGGTTCTTCGTTAGAACCTCCTACCAAGGCAGACCAAGCACCTTCTGTGAAAGGTTCGACTTCCGAATCGAAGGACCAAACATCAGCGTCTTCGCCTATCTTTAATTCTGCGAATACATCGGGATTACCATTAGCGTCTAATTGGTCTGCAAATGTTAAATTCAATGAGTAATTTTCATTTGTAGGCAACATTAGGTTGTAGTCATTCTTGCGATAACCTCCATCTGCATTTGCCGTTCCATCATTTCTCATGTCAGCCCAACCTACAAAGCAATGTTTGTAGCCGTTTGACTCATCGACTTGTCGCAAATTGTAAATTGTGTGTTCGGGTTTCCACTGACGCTTTACCCCCTTAATTCCTCCGAGGGTACAGCCGCCATAGTACGCACTTGCCCCTGTTTGATTAGCCATAGTAAAGTTATCGCTGGATTCGTAAGTGACATTGATTTGGTCGGGGTCTGTGCCTGTCCTTGGAAGACCATCAGTCCAGCCCCCACTATCTGTCATTTGTCGTGCATTGACATAAGAAAATGAATCTCTCGTTGCGTTAAAGTCAATTACTTTCTGTGTTTTGTAGGAATTTGTAGTAGGTATGGCGACAACTTGATGGATTCCATTAAGTTGAGCATGATTAAAATTCACATGGACAATGAGTTGGCCTAATTGAAAACCGTGACCCCCGCCCCCACTGAAGTAAAATCGCTTGTTGTTTTTATCCCAACCTAAGCCTGTCGATAATGAAGGGTTTGTAACTGATGTACCAATAACATATTGCGATTCATTTGTTTCTGTATCAACTAAATCCAAAATAAAATTCTGCATTCCTCTTGACTTTATGGCGTACCACAAAGAAGGTTCGTCCAAGTTAATTGTAGAGTCACCGATTTCTATGTTTCCATTAAGACCGTTCCAATCCGTTGAACCATCACTGTTCCAACCTGTAATTGTAGCGGCTTGTGCGGCGTTGTATGGGTGTTGTAATTTAGAACCTTTTCCACTTCGCAAGTATGGTTTGGGATGAATAACTCCGAACTGTGCTTGAAACCAAGGGGATTTAGGCAAATCACGCATCCAACGGGCGTGTGCTACACGATATTGAACGAGGTCGTAGGTGCTTTGGTCCGGAGCAGTACCTCCGTAATTGTGTCGTATAATCGCAGGGTTTTCGGGGGGAATGTTAGTTACTCCGTTAAATGCAGAGTATTTCACAATGTCTCCATGCACTGTATTTGAGGTAGTCGCTTCTGCTTCGACTAAGAAGGTCGTCGAGGAAGGAACTCCCATAACTATAAAGTCTTGACAGTGGAAATTCGCAGCAGAAAAAGAAGGTCCATTATCGCAAGTAAAGCGGATTTTGTCTCCATAGGTATAGCCATGCGCTGAACCACAAGTAGCCAAATACACATATCTTGTTGAGGTAATTTGTCCTTGTCGAGTAAAAGCCACATCTATTTCGTTTGTGTCTGCGTAAGCAGAGCCGGTTGCGATAACTCGTATTCGCACAAAAGATACTCCGGTAGTATCTCCCGGTCCTCGCTCGTATTGAATGTCGCTCACTTCGTAAGCACCATCAAAAGTAGTACCGACGAACTTAGCAAAGTCATTTACTGCTAACCCTTGATAGGCGGCAGTAGCGGCAGTTGAATTTACACCATCGTAAGCAACAAATATGTCTTTGTAATTTGTTCCGCTTCTTACTGCTACAATGTCATTGATAGTCTTGTTATTCGCAGAATAACCGTACCATTCTCTTTCGACATTATTTGGTCCGTCTTCATCCTCATTGATATACATTTGAATCAATGCAGAAGAATGCAAAGACTGTCGACCATTGAAAATAGGACTGTATCTCGACACAGTCTCGCTATCATTTCTTGTAAAACCAATCTCCGACTTCTTAGGTTGCATATGAGCCAAACCAAATAGCAAGGTATCGGAAATGGCTGTGGTTTCTGCGGCCTTCTTTTGATAACCTGCATTCATTGATAGGTGGTTGTTAAGAGAGAAGAATGCGTTTTGACCCATTTCCCAAATCGGAAGTGTGCGGTCGAGAATACTGTATGAATCTCTTGCGCGAATAGTAGTTACCAGTGTATTGTCAAAGCCTCCTTGCTTATGGTCAACTGCTTCGATATTACCCCACCAAATAGGCCTGTTTTCATTACTTTCAAACATTAGCAAACGCCATTCCGAAGAGGCTGTTCCAGTCGTTAGTGGAGCGAGTGTATATGCGTTGCTATCATCGAGGATGGTTAGGTCGGCAGAGGAGATTCTGTTTGCTCCATAGTTGATATTGAAAGCATTTACAGATGGTAGTCCTACTGTGTTTCCATCAAATTTGTTTGTTAGTGGGAGGGCTACGCCTGCTCTATCAATCATGGTAGTCAACGAGACATAATCGTCTGTGTTGTGCGCCCAATTAAGGTCGAGAGACCATCCAATAGCAGAAGTCATATTGTGTCCTGCGATATTGATTGGGCCGTTTGCGAAATGAGTCGTGTTGCCGTTAGCATACGCTTTCCAAGTGTTTAGAGCAAAGTCCATTACTACTTCAACATCAGCCCAAGTCGAAGATTCGTCGTAAGGCAAAGAATCCGGAACGCCCGTGTCGTACTTCAAAAGAGAACCGTCCAACCCAATGTCATTCAGTGTAAAGTTCACAGTAGCAAGGGCTTGCGTATCTACAAAATCGTTAGTCGATTTATTGTAAGAAGTAGTTCCTTTGTAGCCTATTTTTAGAGTATAGCCTGTCAATGTAAAATTGGACATTTTGTGTGCAGACAAACGAAGATGAAAAGACTCACCAATGCCTTTTAATCGCAAAGGCCCATCATAAGAAAGAAGTCGTTGCGTACCACTTGTAGTAGAAGGACTGCTTGCTCCATCTCCCCGCTCGATGAATTGATTATGGATTAAAAACGGCATTTTGGAGGGGGATTTGACTTCTTGAATGTATTGTGTGGGTCTTGTAGCAGTCTTAACCAATGTAGGTTTTTCTCCTGTATATACCCCTGCAAATGCTACTGTCGCCATTGTTTTATCGGGAGTGTCGTGTGTGTCGTCTCCTGTGTGTCTTGTCTGTCCTTTTTGATAGTAGGAAATAGGATTGCCTGCTGACTTGTGGTAGTTGGAAAAGGTTGCTAAGTCGGAAGTGTCGAACCTACTGATAGGTGCTGAACCATAAGAAAAATCCATTTCTCCAAGGGGAGCATAATACACTCCTTGCGATTCATGTCCGTTGCGAAACATCAAGTATGAATCCGATGAAGTACCGTTGAACTTCTGCCTGTTTCCTGCGATAGAAATAGGATGTTGTAAGGTAGTACGAGCAGAAAATGACTCGCTGTCGTCTGTTACAAAATCTCTTGTGGCCCATTCTGCTAAACCACTGTTAAGGGCTAATTTTGTTGCGGTATCTGCGTAGTAATGATAAATCGAAGTTGTAATAGGGTCGGTAGTCATATACCCATCTACACTTCCAAGCGACCTGTCCGGAAAATTGTTTTTGAATCTTGGGTTAAGTCTCGCTACCTTTCCAATAGCAGAACCGAAATGGGAAAGTGTATGGTCGAGGTCACGGTATGTGGTCGGATTTTGGTCGTCTGCAATTGCTCTCGCTGACGCAAAGTCGTCATAATATCCCGATAGCCAAAAATTGTAGTCTGTATTTACTTGCTTCACTATGCTCCGACTCCTTGCGCTCTTAACTCATCTAACACGCCACGCGTGACTCTATCTACCATCTGTTCTGTATTGTAGCCGTTGAATATATTGTGTTGCACAATTTCTGTCTTGTGTAGTAGGCTTTCAACACCGCCTTGTACCACTTGCTTGTAAAGTGCGCCTGTAAAGTTCTTCCTTTCACCAAAGAACAACTCTTCTCTTGCATTCGCAAATTCATTTTGTTGTTCCGTAATTGAATTATACAATTTTTGTTCTTCTGCAACAAATTCTGCATTTGCTTCCGACTGCACTGTAAGCAAAGAGGAATAGTAATCGTGCATAAAACTGCTTGTATCATTCGATAATGACGAAGTCGACGCACTATTATAGTCTTCTATGAACTTTTCTGCCGCCGCTTTTCCTTCTGCCCCTTCTCCAAAATACTTTACGAACTCTTCGCCTGCAAGAATTCCTGTGACTTTGTATTGGTTTAAGTCCATTAACCCAAAGGCATCTGCCGTTTCTGCTAAATCCATGAAACGACCATAGTCTCTTTCATCAAAGCCGAGAGCAAGACTGTCATTATCATTACCGAGCATCGGACCATTTGCTACTATCTTTTGGGCTTCGTCAATCGCAATAATTTGCTGTTCTGCTTTTGATAGCAAATTGATTGACGACTGCAAGCCTGCGGCTAATTCGGTACTACCTGCTGTGGTCGCCGCCGACTGTTCCGCTTTCATTGTAGCAAGTCTGCTTTGCAAATCTTCAAGTGTAGCGTCTGTTAGTTCGGCGTTTTGCTTAAGGTCGTTGAAAGTGGTTTCTCCATAAAGACCATTGAGAATAGGAGTGTCGCCTGCTGCGCCGGACAAGTCGCTAAGAATACTTACAGTGTCGTTCAACTGATGGTTGATATTTGTAATATCGAGAAGGTCGGATTTTAATTGGTCTCCGAACATAGGCTTGAACACGAACTCAAATCCTGCGTATGCCGCAAGCAAAGCCAATCCGCCGATAAGAAGAGTAATACCTCCGCTTGCAAGAGCAGTAGCACCTGCTACCTCCATTGTCGAAGCAAAGATAGCCTTAAGAGCGGGAACTGCCGCAGTCATAGCAACTAAGGCCATACCGTACATAGCCGCCGCCATTTGGTCTTCTTGTTCGACAACCATTGGCAACAGCATAGTGGCTCCCATAAAAGCCATGTTGACTGTTTTCATGGCGGCCCCTGTCTTGTGAAGTTCTACTGCTGTGGCTTTGAGACTTACTATAAATCCTTTTTGAGTTGTATCAGTGGCTTTTGTAGTCATACGATAGGTTTTATCAGCAGTAATAAGAGATTGAATCGCAATTCTTTCCTCGGCCATCGTTTGAATTGCTTGTTGAGTAGTCATTATGTCTTCTCTTGTGGCATCTACATTCAAGCCTTTTGACATTCTTTCCGCTTCTCTCAAACGAAGACCTGCTAAAATGTCCTGTTGCTCTCTTTGAGAGTGTGCTAATTCAGCATTTTTCGCAACAAGTCCTTCTTTTACTTCCGTACCAAGTGCTTGATAAAGAACAACTTCTTGTTGCATCAAGTCCGATTGCGTTTGTAGCAATTGGTTTTGCGATTTTTGTGCTTCGACAGTCTTGTAAATGCTTTCGATGCTACGCTTTTCCATAGCCAAGCGACCTGCTTTTTGAGAAGTTAGCGTCTTTTGTAGTTGGGCTTCTTGCTGTTGAGCAAAGACTAATTTGCGAACTTCGCTTCTTTGTTTAGCAATAGAACCATCTTTACCACCTAATTTTTTTATGATAGCATTTTGTTTTTTTAATTCACTATTTAATAATTTTCTTTGAGCGTATTCTTTCTTTCCACTTCCAAGAGCCTTAAGGTCGCGAGCAATCTTTCTTTTTTCGCTTTGCGCTAATTTTTTGTTGCTGTTAAGCCTTTCAAGTTCAAGCGAAGCATCTTTGCGAGCAAGAGCGGAGAGAGTAAGACGGGATTGTTGTTGACGATTCATAAGGGAAATGTGATGTTCTCCTGTCGCAATAAGTTCTTTCTCGAAACCATTTTGCAATCGCATCATCAATGCGGCTTCTTGATAACTGCGGACTTGTTCTTGCATAGCCGCAGAATTTGTGTTAGTGACAGCAGTCAATGTCCTCATCGAAATATAGATGTTACCGACCATAAAGAGAACATCTCCAAGTGGAGAGAAGATTTTGTCATAAGTACCTGCTACGGCCATAACGCCTCCTACTGCTTCCTGTACCCTCTCGCTTTTTAGCAAGAAGCCAGTCGCTTGCAAGAATTTCTCTTCTGCTCTAAAGGCGGCCATATACGCCCCTGTGAGGTCTTCACCAATCTTCTGCCTCATATTCTCAAGAGCGGCTTCCATTTGCTGTGCTTGGAAAACAGCCGACCTTGCTTTGTTATCGAATTCTTCAAGTGCGCCATACTGCCCTTCAAAAGCCGCAGTCTGCAATTCTGTCAAACGGGTTTGGTTCTCCATAATCTTTAGGAACTTAATGTAGTGACGGGAGCCTGCTACTGAAACAGCAAGGGAACGCTTTTGAGCCGAATCCATTTCTCCGTATGCAGGAGCCAACTTTTGAATAACATCGGATAATTTCAATTGTGCTACGCCTTGAGCGTCTAATTCGGGAATCAAGTCTGCGATTGCCTTTGTAGCCTCGTTGTTTGCATTTCCGAGACGCTGGTAAATCATACGCAGACCTGTACCTGCACGACTGACTTCTTCACCAGTCTCAAGCAAAAGAGCAGACATAGCGGCCATGTCACCGATAGACTCACCTGCGATATCTGCTTGGCTTGCGAATTGGTTGAGAACGAAAGTAATGTCTTCCATCGTAGCGACAGAAGAGTTCTCAATTGTGTTTAGTTGGTTTAGTGTGTGAATAGAAGCCTCACGAACAATGTTCGCCTGTTGTTCTGCATCCAAAGCCTCGTATTGAGCCTTCGTAAGACCACCGTACATAAACGCAGTCTGCTGTGCTAAGTTAATGAAACGGTTCATACCCATTTCTGTTTCCATTTCACCAATCTGTGCAAGCAAAAGACCTTGGCGGGTAGCCTCAATAATTGCTTGTTGCGATTTTAGGACACCCTTAAGTTGAGCAGTACGGGCGGCGGCTTGCAGTGCTTCGCCACCTGTAAATGCAAACGCAAGACCCATTTCTCTTGCCGATAAAGCAAAGGCTTCCATTTCCGGACCTTCACCGTAAAATTTGCGAACACGAACAAGTTGTTCCTCATACAAAAAGAAAGCCTCAATGACTTGGTTAAGTGCGCCCGACATGGCTCCTGTCATATCTGTAAAGGAGTCTTGGACAGCACCCATAGCGTCCATCATAATTGCTTGTTGGACCGTCATAGCGGCCTTACTGTCAGCAAGGAGTCTTGTGGATTGTAGGCGACCTACGACATCGAAAAAGACTCTTGCTGCGCCTGTCTTAGCCATTACTCACCCACCCATTCATCCATTACGGAACCCATCTGTTGTGAAGAGATAGTGGCTCTCTTTTGGTTTCTTCGTGCAACTGCTCTCTTTGCATTTCCACGATTATTTGTTGCCTGTTCCGTTTGCTCTGTTATGCGCTCGGATATTTCTGCGGCAATAATGAGGTCAAATTCAAGCATAATGAATCCTCCTTCACAATTGTATTTTTGAAATAAATCACTTGGCATAACTCCCTTAAACGCAGAACACAGGCTCGGTGCTACTTGGGAAATCACTCCAAAGGGACTGCGCCCTCAATATCGTCGCCGCGCACAAACGCAAGAAGCATCATTAGTTCATCGGAAGTTAGGAGGTCGATGTCGACAGTGTCGTCGAGAACACATTTAGGTAGCCAAGTAGCAATTTGGTCTTGGAGACCGCCGCCGCTTTCGTCAAGAAGCGTTGCGAACTCTTGCTGTTGGTCGTCGGTCCATTCAGTAGGGTCAGTACCAAAATGTCGGCACTTTCGCAAAGTTGCGGCCTGCACCTTTTCGATTTTCAGTTTATCCATTCCGGATGCTTGACGCACCCAAATTTTCTTTCCGTCGTTTAGTTCAATTTCTTTTCTCAAAACAGGCATTGTTTTCACTTTCCTTTACTTCTTTTACTATTTGGTTCATAGAACCGTCCATTGAAGACAAACAACTGCTTATGTTTGTCATGGAAAATCAACCTCAAGCAGTTTCAACGGTAATAACGGCAGTGCAGTTATTTCCCGTACTTCTGCGAATAATTGAAATATCAAATACCTGCGTGTTTGCAGGCAAAGCCCTAAGTGCGGTTTGAATAGCCGCACCGATAGTGAGATGAGTCCCGTGTAGTGTAGAGACAGTGACATTTGCAGGGTCGTTTATAGGCATCTAAATCACCTATTAACCTCAAGCATCATAGTTGGCTTGTCCATCACTTGACTTTGCAGTAATCTTAACCATTTGGTCTGCTTCTCCGAGGTCATAAAGAGCGTGGAAATTAACGGTCATGGTTTGCGAATCTCGTCCGGAGACTGATGTTTCCGGCATTTCGTAAATTAACTTAAAGAAATCAAAGCGAATAAAATTGTTTGCGTCGACATAGAATAGACAAGACAAAGCAGGTGTGGATGAACCGGGATTGATAAGATTCCCTGTCGCAGGCATCAATTCGTCAAAGAAGACTTCATTACTTTCTACATCGGCAGCGAGTAGTGCCTTGTGGAATGTAAGGGAACCGGACACTTCTCGCATAGTAGTTGGAGGTGGACGAATGCAGGTGTCATTAGCCAAGTTGTATGAATTGTCAATATCTCGATTAGTCTTAATTTCAAAGTCAATACTTTGAACGAGGTTCGAGTGGTCAGTATCGCCTGCAATTGCTTCAAAACGAACCATTGTTTTTGCGAAATGTGCCGCATCTCCGGTGTATGAAGGAACAGCAGTTGCAAGGGTCGCAGTTGAACTGCTTTGCTTTGCTCCTGTGGTACTTACGCTCATCATAGCGTACTCTCCGATACTTGAAGACACAGAAATACTTTCAATAACTTGGCCGGGGAAAATGTGTTCTTTGTCGTCACGACCTACACGGAAGGTATATGATGGAAGTTCCGCAGAGGAACTAACCAATAATTCAGTAAAGGTTCGGTCTTCTGTTTCCGGTGTAGTTGAATCGGGATTATCTTCACCCATGATACCGTGAAGCAACATAAGGGTAAAATCGTCCGGTTGCAAAGCCATGCTAATGCTACCTTCGGAATACAACTTGCTTGTGATTGCTTTTGCTGAACCGTAGTAGTTCATATCTTCTCTCTTTAGAATATCGTAGGATTGTTGGAATCCTTCGTTTTCAACTTCACCAACTGCTTCTGCGGGAACAGCAGTGGCGTAAGCAGTAGGGTCTTCTTTACCAACGCTGACATATCGCGTATGATTTCCGGTCATGTATTAAACCATGCTCCAATTCACTTAAGAAGGTTTCTCATACTTCTCGCAAGAACATCCGAACCTTTTTCATATAAGTTATGGTTAAGATGTGAATACACACTACATCGTCATCGTCCATCTTGCTATCGAGGTTCGCTTGGTATGAGGTAATTGAGTCGACCCCTGCTTGCAAACCTGTCTGCGTATAAAGTTCATCAAAGACTTCCCCCATGATAGAAAGTCCTTGCCTGTAAGCATTTTTGTAGTCTGTTCCTCTCGTAGTAATGTAGACAATGACATTGTATTGCTGGTCTGTTCTTTTTCCTGCGAGAGTCAAGAAATCGGGAGACTGAATTTTCTGTGTTACTACATGGACAGAGGGAGCCTGTACCCTATTCACAAATGCGTTAGAAGACAAATCGTACCCATAGACAATAGAAGAGTCAGTAACATGGGTTTTTAGGTAAAATCTATTGCTTTCCTTTAGAGTCTGTACGACGCTAAGTCCTGTTTGCATAAGACTGTTAGTTACCCAATCGGACATATCCATTTCATCGGGAGAATATGCTCCGAATGTAGTAAAGTAAATCGTGTACCAATCCACTGAACCTGTTGCATTTCCAAAGTACGCTCCTTCTGCACTTGAGGCGAAACCTGTGACTGAAATGTAATGCTGTTGTGCGTCGTCGTCTTCGATAATTTCACGCATATATAGATTAGCAGTACCGTCATTAGCAAGTGTTAATCGCAAAATACAAGGTACAGGGGAGTCTTCTCCCATGCTTAAGTCGAGACCTACTGTTTGCACAGTAGTAGTACCTACGAGATTCAATTTGTTTGCGTTATTCGAGGCTCGAACTTCGACTCTATGAGTCCCATTGTCGAGAGCCATTAGCACTTCCCCATCATCGGGGGTCGAAGTATAAGCAATCGCAGAAATTAGCGTAAGGTCATTATCTGTCGCTGCGATTGTATATTTCCAATTTTGGTCGCTAACTCTCCAAGCATTGCCGCTAACAGCACCCGAAGAACCGGAAGTAAGAGTCCACGCTGTATTGTAACTTCCTCTCGGTGAAGCAGGGTCGTTTCCAGCGAGGCGTGATACCCAATAATGACTTGATTGTGCTATTCCCATTCTAATACCCCAATTCCGGTGTAAATCCGTACCTTCTTCCGAAGTCTTCCATGTCTCTTTTTATCCCTTCCTCGAAATCCTTTATAGTGTTTTCTTCAATATCAGCCATGTAATCATAGCCAGCCATACCGGGATGCACTCCTTTTTGCGACATACCGTAAGAAGAACCTTCAGTATTCCCTGTTTTCATATAATTACTAACAGAAGACTTAACCAGTGCAGGAAGGTCTTTGGCGTATTCATAAGGACCATATCCCGTCGACACTATTCTTGAAAGAAATCCTCCTCTTGAACCTATTTGTCCAAATGGAGCCTGCTTAATGTTGTCTCCTGTGTGGATTCGCAAAGCAGGGCTACCGGGAACTTCATCGACCCTAAGTGACATTGCTACTCTTGAGTAAATGTTTCTTGCTCCTGTTGCAGGAATCATTTCTCTTCGCAAAGCACCCGCCATATCGTAAAGGTTTTCTCTCGCTTCGTGAACTGCTCCTTCTGCATAAGCCTTAAGCAAATCACGGACATACTGGTCTCCGTTAATCCCTACTGAATCTAAGGCTCGTTTGTAATTCTCTGCATCCCAATCAATACGGAATTGCGATTGAATAGCACCGTAAGAACTGTCTCTCCTTCCTTTGAATAACGAGTACCCGTCTCCGTATGTAGTGTTGCCATACCTTCTCGGACCACCTTTCTGTCCGACTTGTCGAGGACCACCCCAACCATATCGGAGTTGCCCCCTTACAACAGCCATAATCACACCTGTCCAAGATGAGCAAGACGGACAAGACAGTGCTTGCCTCTATCTAAGAGGCTACTTCCTCGCAAATTACCACTGTTTTGCAAAGTGGCTTCGTCTTCGAGATAAAGTCCTGCGGCCATATCAGCACAGATTTCTTTAACGACATGAGCATACATTCCTTCTTGCACTTTGCTATTGTTAGTGTGAGTGAAAGAAATACCCGTACAGCCTGTAAGGTCATTGGATGATTTGCCCGTCCAAGAAAATGAATCGCCTGCGATATTACCACTACCCGAACTGCTAAACGACGAAGCATCATTAAGTGTGATTGTAGTTGCGCCTACGGTTATTGCTCCATCGAGTGTGCTTGCTTGCGATTCTTTGCTCGGCTCATCTCGTCCGTAGTCCAAAAAGCATTGGTCAATTTGAATAGCGGCTCTGCGAATACAGTTCTCAATACGACTTTCAGCGCGTGTTCGCTGTGAACTATCGAGACCAATGCGGGAACCCACATCAGCGACTTCGCAATAAGCGTGACTCATTCTAATGCACCTTTTAGATTATCAATAAGAATCGCCTTTGTGCCTTCTGCGTCGACACCATGCTTAACACATAGTTCAGCCAAGTCATTTTTCTTCATCCTCTTCATAGCAGAAAGGGAGGGAAGACTTTCTGCCTCTTCGACAAGTTGGTCAATGGAAGTCGCAAGTCCAATGGCTTCATCAAGACTGATTTCGCCATCGACTAATGCTTGTTTCCATTGTGCGTGTATTTGCTTTCCTTTTGTTAGGCCAAATCCAATCGCAAACAAAGCGATTCCACCGGCTAATGCGTATTCATTCATTTTATTCACCTTTGTAGTCAATAGACACTGCTTTTGAAAGGGGAATCACTGTAAAGTGACGCTCCTCGCCGTCTCTAAATAGACGATAGCCATGTGGTGTCTCTTCAATGTTGACATTCGTATAGCATCTTTCCGGTGGTTGATACACAATTTTACCTTTTCTTTTACTCACTTTTCTCACCTGTTATCAAGTCTTTCTTTTGCTTCTTTTCTTCTTTGTCAAGTTCTTTCGATTTAGCGTCGAACCATCCGTCTAAATATGCACATCTCGTCATCATTCAAGCCTCCTTATGTCAAGGAATGTTCGTACTTTGTGTCTTCCCTGTGGGCCGGGAATAAACCCACCGACTTCGTAGGTTGAGCCAAAGCATCTAACACTGAAAAACACACGGTCGCCAGCCATCAAGAAGGCAGTAGTAACTCCCGAAACAGTGCCGAAGTCATAACTTCGTGCCGTGTTTTCCGCCGAGAATAGGTCGCCCGACATGAATGGGTTCGTTGAGATTTGGAGCCTTATTATATCTCCCGG